AAGGCGGCCATTGGGCTGGGCATCGCCGCGGAGGAGTACGGCAGCAAGTTCTTCCAGAACGGCGCGCGGCCCAGCGGTATCCTGACGCACCCGAATACGGTCAAGGATCCCGCCGCCCTTCGGGCCAGCTGGAACGCGGCCTATGGCGGCTCCGGCAATGCCAGCCGCGTGGCGGTTTTGGAGGAGGGCATGACCTTCGTGCCCTTGTCCATGCCCAATAACGAGGCGCAGTTTCTGGAGACGCGGAAGTTTCAGGTGACGGAGATCTGCCGCATCTTTCGCGTGCCGCCGCACATGATCGGCGATCTGGAGCGGGCCACGTTCAGCAACATCGAGAGCCAGAACATCTCGTTTGCGGTTCACACCATCCGGCCATGGCTGGTGCGCATCGAGCAGGCGATCAATAAGACGCTCATCCCGGAAAACGAGAAGGGCCGGTATTATGTGCAGTTCAACATCGACGGGTTAATGCGGGGTGACTACAAGAGCCGCATGGAGGGTTACGCCATCGCCCGGCAGAATGGCTGGATGAGCGCCAACGACATCCGCGCGCTGGAGAACCTGAACCCGATCTCCGAGGAAGAAGGCGGGAACGCGTATCTGGTCAACGGCAACATGATTCCCATCAGCCTTGCAGGATTGGGCGTGCTGCTGGGGCTGGCGACACAGAGCGAGGCGGAGCCAGCGGAGGAAGAACCGGCAACAGAGGAAACAACCTCAGCGGAGGAGGAAGGTGAAGAAAACGGCGAAACCACTGACGCTGGGCAGTCTGTTTGACGGCATCGGGGGCTTCCCTCTTGCGGGGAAGTATGCGGGCATACGCCCTGTGTGGGCATCGGAGATCGAGCCGTTCCCGATACGGGTGACGGAGAAACGGCTGCCGGAGATGAAGCGCTACGGGGACATTCATGGCCTGCACGGTGCGAAACTTGAACCCGTGGACGTGATCACCTTTGGCTCGCCCTGTCAGGACGTTTCCATAGCAGGCAAGCGGGAAGGATTGTCCGGCGGACGATCCGGCCTGTTTTTCGAGGCAATCCGCGTCATCCGGGAAATGAGGGAGGCAACGAATGGAGAATATCCCAAATGGGCTGTGTGGGAGAACGTGCCGGGCGCGCTGTCCTCTCACAATGGGGAGGACTTCCGACAAGTCCTCGAAAGCCTCATCCGCGTCCAGGAACCCGAAGCAGATGTTCCTCTGCCTGCGGGAGGACGCTGGCTGCCGGCCGGGGAGATCATGGGCGACGGTTATGCTCTCGCCTGGCGCATCCTCGACGCCGCGCAGGGTTGGGGCGTCGCACAAAGACGGAAACGTGTATTTGTTGTCCTCGATCTTGCAGGCGGACGCGCCGGAGAAGTACTGTTTGAGTCCGAAGGCTTGTCGGGGTATACTCCGCCGGGCGCAAAAGCGCGGCAAGGAGCTGCCGGAGGTGCTGAGGATAGCGCTGGAGCGGCAGGCCTCTGCCTGAACGATCAGGGCGGCAGCCGCATGGATGTCACCCGTGAGATGACCTCCACCCTCCGGGCAGAAGCCCATCATCCGCCCTGCATCATGGGTGCATCCGGTTTCTGCACCGAGCACAGTGCCGACAGCCGAAGCATCGGCTACCGCGAGGAAGAAAGCCCGACGCTTCGAGCCGGCGTTACACCCGGCGTTGCAATCGAGTACAATCCCACTGACAGCCGAATCAAAGTGAAGGAAGATGGAATCTGCCAGACACTCTGCTCCCGAATGGGGACAGGCGGAAACAACATTCCTCTGGTATTCGGCATTTCTGCTGACAAGAGCAATGCCATGCTGTCGGACAACCCGCACAGCGGCATCTATGAAGCGAATACCAGCCGAACACTCGACTGCAACGGCGGATCGCCGGCGTGTAACCAGGGCGGCATGATGATCGTTAAGCCTGTCTGCGATGGCTCCTTCTGCATACAGGGTTCAATGATCGGACGAAAAGACGAGAACGGTCCGCAGGGTGACGGCATCAATCAGGATGTTTCCTTCACTCTCAACACGATAGACCGACATGCTGTTTATGCCGTGACAACTGGCGAATTCACCGCTGTCGGTCAGGAGCAAACTCCGCCTCTGATGGCGAGGGACTGGAAAGACCCGCCAGTTGTGGGCAGACCTTGCGAGGAATACCTGGTCAGGCGGCTTACTCCGGACGAGTGCTGTCGGCTGCAGGGCTATCCTGACGGCTGGTGTAAGGATCTTGAAAGTGAAGATCCCAACGAGGACGAAATCCTCTTCTGGACTGAGGTTTTCCGGGAATGGGATGCTATCAATGGCAAACCTGACAAAGTGCGCAGCCGAAATGCCATTCTCAAGTGGCTGACCGCGCCCAACTCAGATGCAGCTGAATACAAGGCATACGGAAACAGCGTTGCTGTGCCGTGTGTCTTTTTTGTTCTCGCCGGCATCGTCTGGGCGCTGAACAAGGAGGTGAAATCTTGAGAGTTATCAACCTGAACGGCTACATCGATGAGGAGGTCTGGTACGGTGACGAGATCACCCCTGACATTCTCCATGATCAGCTGTTCGCAGAGGGCGAGGATCACAGTCTGCCTGTCCGCATCATTCTGAACAGCTACGGCGGTTCGTGCAATGCGGCGGTCAGGATGTTTGATGATGTCCGAGCCTATCCCGGTGATGTTCACATCATCGTATCCGGCACAGCTGCTTCTGCCGCCACTGTACTTGCAATGGCTGCGGACAGGCTGGAAATGACGCCCGGCTCCATGTGGATGATCCATGATCCCAGCGTTTTTGCTTTCGGCAATGAGCACGATCTGAACGACGCCATCCGCATGCTCAAGGCATGCAAGGAAAGCATCCTCAACGTCTATGCCCGCCGCTGCCACAAAAACCGGGATGAAGTAGCCACCATGATGACCGAAACCACGTGGATGGATTCCCACAAGGCCCACACGGAAGGCTTCGTAGACGGCATTGTGGACATGGGCAGCGGCATCATCAACGCTTCTTACGACCGCACGGTTGTGTTGAAGGATGCTCAGGCCAAGGTCAGTCTGTGGATTGAACGATCCCGACGCAGGATTGAACGGTGTGATAAAGACACCAATGAACTTGCTGCCGTGGCGGTCGTTTCCGTACCTGCAACGGATTCAGCAGCCGATTTGCCCGAAGCAGCCGATTCTGCAGCCGAATCCATTCCCGAAGAACCCGTAACCCAGCCGGTCGAACCCGGTGTACCCGTTGCCCAGCTGCACAAGCGGCTGGAACTGATCAAACCCCGACGCTAAAGGAGGAAAACCAATATGAGTAAGATTGCTGAAATGCGCCAGAAGCGCGGAGAACTGTGGGACAAGGCGAAGGCTTTTCTGAACGAGCACGCCGACGAGAACGGCATGATGAACGCCGAGGACACTGCGACCTATGAACGCATGGAAAAGGACATCGACAGCTTTGGTGCCGCCATTGACCGCGAGGAGCGCGCCGAGCGCCTTGAACATGAACTGAACGCACCTACCAGCCAGATGCTTTCTTCTCGCCCGGAAAAGCCCCTGACCGACAAGCCCGGTCGTACTTCGGATGAATACCGCAGCAATTTCTGGACCATGGTACGTGACCGCTATGCGCACTATACCGTGTTCAATGCACTGCAGGTCGGTACGGACAGCGAGGGTGGCTATCTCGTTCCTGACGAGTATGAGCGCACTCTGGTACAGGCTCTGCAGGAAGAAAACAAGCTCCGTTCCCTGTGCAAGGTGATTCACACCTCTTCCGGTGATCGAAAGATTCCGCTGGTTGCCTCTAATGGTTCTGCCAGCTGGGTCGATGAAGAAGGTCAGATCCCCGAGAGTGATGACAGCTTCGGTCAGATCTCTCTTGGTGCGCACAAGATCGCGTCCATCATCAAGGTGTCTGAGGAACTGCTGAAGGACAGTGTATTCGACATTGAGTCCTACATTGCTACCGAGTTTGCCCGCCGTGTCGGCGATGCAGAGGAAGCTGCTTTCATCAATGGCGATGGCGCAGGCAAGCCCATCGGTCTGCTGCACAATACCAACGGTGCGGCCACCGGTGTCACCGCGGCCAGCGCTACTGCCTTCACCGCAGATGAGCTGATTGATCTGGTTTATTCTCTGAAGGCGCCCTACCGCAAGCACGCCCTGTTCCTGTTCAATGACCAGACCCTCAAGGCCATCCGCAAGCTGAAGGACGGTAACGGCCAGTTCCTCTGGCAGCCCGGTCTGCAGGCGGGTCAGCCCAACACTCTGCTGGGCTACAAGTACGAAACTTCTTACCACATGCCGCTCGTCGGTGCCGGCAATAAGCCCATCCTCTTTGGTGACTTCTCCAGCTACTGGATCGCCGACCGCGAGGGCCGCTCTATCAAGCGCCTGAATGAGCTGTATGCTGCTACCGGCCAGATCGGTTTCCGCGTTACCCAGCGTCTGGATGCCCGTCTGGTACAGCAGGAAGGCATGAAGTGTCTGGCCATGAAGGCCGGTTCCTGATAAGGAGGATGCCCAATGAGTAACGGCTACAATGCGAAGAACTACTTTGCCCACGGAGGCAATGAGCTTGTCATCGGCGGCAAGCTCACGTTTCTTCCCGGCGCTGAAGTGGAAGGCGCTGACGCGCTGCCTGCCGCGTTCGCGGACGAGGAAATCGCGCAGATCCCGAACCAGAAGGAAAGCGAAGCGACGACTGTCGCCGCGCTCCGCGAGGACTTCAACGAACTGCTCAGCAAGCTGAAGGCTGCCGGCCTTATGGCCCCCGACACCACCGAATGAGGTGATGCTCCATGATCCTCACCATTGACGAAGTGAAGACCCATCTTCGTATTCAGCATGATGAGGAGGACAAGCTTATCTCCACCCTGATTGCACAGGCACAGGCTGTGGCTGAGGATTACTGCCGTGTGCAGTTCTCCGAATCCGCACCTGAGCCTGTGCGTCTCGCCGTGATGCTCATGGTCAGCCACTACTACGAGAACCGGGACAACCCGGACAGGCAGGTGTATGTGACCATGCGCGTTGCCTTTGAGAATCTTCTGTATCCGTACCGCGATCCCGCAAAGATGTTCTGAGGAGGTGGTTTCGCTTGCGAGGATACAAAAACTTTGAATCCGATCCGCATCCGGGAGACCTTCGCCATCTGGTAGAGATCGGCTATACGGAGAACGGGATCAACGAAAACGGCTATCCCGAAGAAACAGACATCGTTCTGTGCAAGGTATGGTCGGCGGTTACCGATGCCGGCAACCAACATTACCGCTCTGCCGATGTCATGAATACCGAGGCTGTTGTGAACTTCACCATCCGCTACCGCGCTGACGTTGTCCCGGGCATGTGGGTGCGCTTCCGCAATAAGAAGTGGCACATTTCCACTCTGGGCGAATACGGATTCCGGGGTCATTACCTTGGCCTTAAGGCGTCCATCTCCGAGGGTGTGAGCGGATGAAGCAGGTTCAGAATATGCTCAGGGACATCGGGATTCCCGTTATGGCGGGCGTGTGGAGAGCGACTTCTCCCAATCAGAATCCGCCTCAGCAGTATGTGGTGTACTCCACCACCAAAACAGAGTCCAGTCATTATGATGACCACGTAAGCGCCGTTCGCACCTTTGTCTATCTCAACCTTTGGAGTGACACAGACCCGACTGCTATGGCTGACCGCATCCGCAGCGCCATGTATGCAGCCGGGTTTTCTATGGTCGAGGAATCCGATAAAGGCTACAACCAGCCCGCTTACGACACTGCCACACGCCAGTTCACGGTTCAGTGGACATGGTGCTGGCACGAGGAGGTGCATATCGATGCCCCTTGAAACCGAAGGGCTTGAAGCTCTCCGAAATGACATTGCCCGGATGGCTGGCATCATGGATGCGGACGGAGCCGGTTCCGCGACTGCCAAGAACATCCTTCTTGCTGCCGCAGAGCCGATCCACCAGCAGATGAAGGCCAATGCCTCCAGCGATCCCAAGATCATTACCGGCGCACTGCATCGTTCCATTGAGATCGGCAGTGTCCGCAAGCGCAAGTACAGCGGAAAGAGCGTGACCATCGGCGTGCATCACTCCGCTGAAGGCGCTTACTACGCAAACCCTGTGGAGTTCGGACACGGCGGTCCCGCACCGGCTCCCGCACATCCTTTCGTTCGTCCTGCCTACGATACCCGTGCTGATGAGGCGTATGCCATCATCCGGGAAGGCCTGCAGGACGCCATCGACAACCTTTAAGAATTGGAGGTAATTCAATATGGCAGGAACTCCTGTTGCTTCCCCGCAGGTCTCTTCGACCGTGGGTCTCAAGAATGTGGTCATTGCTCCGCTGGTCACTGATACCGATGCGGAGCACACCTATGGCGAATTGCAGCTGGTGGCGGGCGCGATTGAAGCGACCATCACCCCCGACAACACCGACCCGGACATCCAGTACGCCGACGACGTGCGCTCTGTTGCCTGACAACCTGCGCAGAAATGCGCAATAAAACAGGCCGGTCCATTACATGAAATGGATTGAACTTTGCGCTGATTCGACAGGTGAAATTCCTGTCTGACCCTGTGTGAAGGGTAACAAAAACTCTAATACTCCGACATGCAGTTGTCTGCGTTGGGCAGCTGTGTGAAGCTCGGTGAAGAGCGGGACGGGCTCCTGAGATGGAGCGAAATACCGCAGGAGGTCAGTACAGCCATGCTTAGGATACTTATGGGATAAACCCATGAGCCGACGAACACTCGACATAAAAGCTCGTAAGCGTAAGGGCATCGAAATGAAGGTGCTCGCCCTCCCGGCGAGGGTACTGCCGTTGGGGACATATGTCGTCGTGAAACCAATCGAGACCGCCAAGGTTGAAGGCGCTCATCACTACGATCACACCGGATGAGCGCGGCAGTCGGGCCAAAGAGTGGAGCTAAAGCTGGAAATCAAGGCGAAGGCGCAAGGAACAGAGGAACCACGGAAGGACGATCCGAGAGGAACACATGGAGGAAACGCACTCCCCTAACAGGCAGGAAATGGCCTGTGAATCCGTGGGACAGCAGCCCGTAGTAGTGATGATCCGATGTGAAAAGCATCGGGGAGCGAAGGGGCATAGTCTGTACAGAAATACTGTGCAGTCGCAGCTTGTTGAGGAAGCCGTAGGCGAACCTGACTAACACCATCAGACCATTTCCGAAAGGAGGTGGTTCGTATGGCACAACAATTCAACTACCCGAATTCCGAGACAGAACTACGCGCTACTCAAGACGTACTTTACCGGGAAGCCAAGGCCGCGTATGACAGAGGTGAACGCCCTTCCTTCAAGGGACTCATTGAGGTCATGTCGGCAAAGGTGACAATCGTAACCGCAATCCACAATATCAAGGCCAACAAGGGTGCAAATACGCCGGGCGTGGATGGCGTGAAAATCCGAAACTATCTGCAAAGCAGAGAAGAATGGGTCATTCACGATATCCAGAGTGCTTTTACACACTATGTACCGAAATTCGTCAGAAGAAAGTACATTGATAAGCCGGGCAAAAAGGAAAAACGGCCGCTGGGAATACCGACCATACGAGATCGAATTGTGCAGGAATGTGTGCGAATCGTTCTGGAACCCATTATGGAGGCTCAATTCTATGAGCACTCCTATGGATTCCGTCCGATGCGCGATACAAAGATGGCCCTGGAGAGAATCGTTGGGACGGTACACCAAAATGGATGGCATTGGATTGTGGAAGGTGATATTTCCAAATGCTTTGACAGGATCGATCACAGCATCCTCCTGAAACGCCTGTATCATATGGGCGTCAAGGATCGGAGACTGTTGCAGATCATCAAGCAAATGCTCAAGGCTGGTATTATGGATGAGTGCGAGGTCAACGAAGAAGGAACACCGCAGGGTGGCATCCTGTCGCCGTTGCTTGCAAACGTATATCTGGATATGCTGGACGAATTTGTCGCGAAGCAGTGGATCAATAAAAAGGTTCACACTTCGTATCGGGATCAGAGCACCAAAATGACGGCGCTGCGGAAACGCAGCGATCTGATCCCCGGCGTGTTGGTCAGATATGCGGATGACTTCGTGATTGTCACAGACAGCCGGGAGCATGCGCTGTTCTGGAAGGAGCAGATCAGCCAGTTTCTTGAAAAGGAAATGCGGCTGACGCTTTCGATGGAAAAAACACTGATTACGGATATCAGGAAAAAGTACATTGGCTTTCTGGGCTACGAATACAAAGTAGTCCGGGGAAAGAGCAGGAAAGGATATATTCCCAGAACCATACCGAATCGAGAACGGCTGAAACGCAAGGTGGCGGAAATCCACAAGAACATCGTCAGCATTCCCCGGAATGTGAGCAGGGACATTATTGTTCAGCGCATGCATCTGATCAACAGTCAGATCCGTGGACTGATCAATTATTATTCCTGTACGACGTGGGTGTCCGTAGCGGTGAAAAGATACAGACAGTATCTCCAGCATGCGGCACACAAGACGCTGAAGAAATACAGAGCCAAATGGATTCCTGCCAACGAAACCTCAACACTGCCGAGTGTTCACAGCCGATATAAGACAAAGATTGTGGCGATACCCTATAAGAATCTGTGGGCAGGACTGACTGACTTGGGCTTCTGCCAATGGGAAAAGACGCTCTACCACAGAATCGAGGAAACGCCCTATACTCTGGAAGGGCGACAGCTCTACTTCGAGCGAACCAGGAAAAAGCGACAGAACGCCCGTTTGGATGAACTGTCCATCGGGCCAGACAATACGCTGATTCTTGGGCGCGCAGACCCAAAGAATAATTTTGAGTACTACATGAACAGGGCTTATGCTTTGAATCGTGACCGTCTCAAATGCAGGATTTGCGGCGCGTGGCTGATAGACAAATATCCCTGTACACAGCGGATCAATCCCTATCTGCCGCTCAAAGATGTAAACCGAGTCAACAATCTGATGTCCCTCGATAAGGCGTGTTACCGTCTGGTGAACAATCCTCATGCCGACTATTCTCACATGCCGCCCAAAGCGCAAAGGAAGATTAAGGAACTCAGGAAAAAGCTGCGACTCGCGTGAGTCTGTATGGATGGAACGCCGTATGCGCTGAAAGGCGCACGTACGGTGTGAAGCGGGGGAAAAAGAGCCTGACTGCGCTGGCGATAAATAGCTGAAAAGCTGCCAGCGTAAAAGGTCTTCTTTACCTATCGCTATATCGAGTTTGACGTGCTCTATCCCGACCCGGAGCTGACCTTTTCCACCTCCATGGCGGACGTGCCGCTGACCATCCAGGAGATGATTTTCGGCAACCAGATCGACGACAACGGCGTGCTGGTGCGCACCGCGTCCGACCGTCCGCCCTACTTTGCCGTGGGCTTCAAGTCGGAGAAGTCGGACGGCGCGTTCCGCTACGTGTGGCTCTACAAGGGTGCGACTCGTTGACATACAAACGTCATTCTACCTGACAAAAACAGGTAGACTAATGTCCGTATGACGCTAAAAATGTCGGGTTTACGATAAGTAAGCAACAACTATCATCCTGAAGGGTGGAATGAACAGGTAACGCTGTGAAACGCTCTCCCTGATACTCCGACTGGCGTATGTGCGAAAGCATGTGGGTCAGTAGCTCGGTGAAGTCGGCTGTATGCACTCGCTATATCGCAGTCAACATTGAAACAACGATATGGCAAAAGCAAGCCAGAGGTGGCTGCGAGTGTCAGGCCGGGGGTCTATAAAATACCTATGGTGAGAATGTCCAAACGGAGGGCTGACGAACCCGCGAATGTACGGGTCTAAAAGAGCGCGAGGTCGAAAAGGCCTTGTCACTGTTATCCAGTGGTCAGTGCGGTTGAGTAAGAATCCTTGTTATGAAAGACCGTATTGCGTTACAGGCGTAATCAAGCTGACAGGCTCAAAGCGGGCACCTAAGGGTATATGTACAGATAAGGATGACGGAACGAGGAAAGGCACGGAATTGCAGTTGCAATAGATTGACGAAGAAAATAAGCAATCGAATCCGTGCTGAAAAGCGAAGCTCGAACCAATGAAGTTCCTGTAATGGGAACAGAGGAATGGGCTTTAGTCGGTTGTAAAATGGTCAGTGCTATTCAATCGAAATAAGGATTGCGAGTACGACAAAAAGGGACACTTTCCCGCGAAAGGAGAGTGATGCCTTATGACCATGGGAAAACAAAAGCTGTTGTGTGAGGAAAACCTGCGCCACGCCGAATATTATGGAATGTTGGGAACCTTTGATTCCCTATATGCACAGAGCAAAGAAGGTCGTGAGTTTATCGACTTGATGTCGCTCATGTTGAAAAGAGAGAACATACTGCTGGCATACAGAAACATCAAGGCGAACACAGGAAGTAAAACGGCTGGCACGGATAAACTCACAATCGGGGATATCGGCAAGTTGTCGCCTGATGAAGTCGTGCAAAAGGTTCGGTACATCGTACAGGGCACGGAGCACGGCTACCGCCCCAAACCTGTTAGACGTAAGGATATACCAAAACCATATGATCCAACAAAAACAAGGCCGCTGGGCATCCCGTGCATCTGGGATCGACTGATACAGCAATGTATCAGACAGATCATGGAGCCAATATGCGAAGCAAAGTTCTCGGAATACTCATATGGTTTTCGGCCTAACCGCTCAGCCGAACACGCTATCGCCGCCATGGAGAAGCATATGCAGTTATCGAAACTGCACTATGTCATTGAATTCGATATAAAGGGATTCTTTGACAACGTTAACCATAGCAAGCTGATACGTCAAATCTGGGCGCTTGGAATCCATGACAAACAACTTCTTTTTGTACTTCGGAGAATCTTGTCTGCCCCGATACGTCTGGAAAACGGGCAGATGGCATGGCCAACGAAGGGTACCCCACAAGGGGGTATCATCTCGCCACTCCTCGCCAATATCGTTCTGAATGAACTGGACCACTGGATTGAAAGCCAATGGGTTGATAATCCTGCTGTGAATCACTACAGACCCTACGTCTGTAAGAGCGGATCAGTAAACAGGGGCAATGGAATTAGAATGGTACGAGAAACAACGAGGCTCAAAGAAATGTATATTGTCAGATACGCAGATGACTTCCGCATCTTCTGCCGCACCAAAACTGATGCCGAAAAGACAAAGATTGCGGTAACGCAATGGTTGTCAGAAAGGCTAAAGCTGGAGGTATCGGAAGAAAAGACGAAAGTAGTAAACGTATCACGTCATTACTCCGACTTTTTGGGATTCAAGATTAAAGTTGTTCCCAAAGGCGGAAAACAGGTCATACGGTCACATGTTGCAGACAAAAACCTTGCGCATAAAAGTATGAAATTGACAGAACAGGCCAAGCGAATCAAAAGCCCACGCCCTCAGTATGGCGAGGCAAGAGAAAACCAGCTGTACAACAGCATGGTCGAGGGTATGCACAACTATTACAGGTTGGCGACTCATGTTTCGCAGGACTTCAACCGAATCAATCGGGCTGTCATGACCATACTTACGAACAGGTTAAAGAATCAGAAAGGAAGCAGGCTTGCCAAGACTGGCAGGAAGTTGACGAACCACGAAAAGGAAAGATACGGCAAATCGGACTGCCTACGATACGTAGCTGGTTCGGGTGAACCTATCTATCCCGTCAGTTATGTTCAACACAAAGTACCAATCGGTAGAATGAGCAAACTCTGCTGCTATACAGCGGATGGAAGAACAGGTATACATGATTGCCTGCGGATAAACATGTATATGCTTCATCTGCTGATGCTCCAGCCGATTTATGACAAGAGTGTTGAATATTACGACAATCGTATATCTCACTTCTCTGCACAATGGGGGAAATGCGCCGTAACAGGAAAGAGCTTTGAAACACTAAGCGAAATCCATTGTCACCATATTGTGCCCAAAGAGCATGGTGGCACCGACAAGTACGATAATCTTGTGCTTATCACCAGCAATGTTCACAGGCTCATACATGCAAAGACGCATGAAACCATTGAAAAGTACCGAGTGATGCTCAACCTTTCAAACTCCCAGCTTGCCGCAGTAAATGCTCTACGCAATAAGGCATTTTTGCCTGCAATCAACTAAACAACAGCATGCGTAAACCTAAGGTTTGATTGTTTAAGCACAAGCCAATAGCAATCGATGGAACGCCGTGTGCGATGAAAGTTGCATGCACGGTGTGAAGTGGGGGAAAATCCTGAGATAGTATCAGGGGATTACCTATCACTATTGCGCGCCAAGCCCATGACGGAGAGCTACAAGACCAAGGAGGGCAAGACCATCACCCGCCAGAACGGCTCCGTGGAGTGGACGGCCATCAAGCGCACCCATGACGGTCGCTATCAGGCGGTGGCCGACGAGGGCCAGAACGGCTTTGACGCCTCCAAGGCGGCCACGTTCCTGGAAACGGTGTATGAGCCCGCCTTCACCACAGAGCCGTAACCCAAACGCATGCCGCTGCCGGTGACTCGCCGGCGGCGGTGCGCTTTTCCCGCGCAGAAAGGAGAGCAAGCCCCATGATTACCTGCACCCTAAACGGAAAAAAGTACGCCGTGGACTTCATCACGGGCCGCGCGCTGCGGGAGATGGAACCCGCGGCAAAGATGTACAGCCGCATCGTCGCGCTCTCAAATGCCGCCCTCAAGGGTGAGACGCCAGAGGATGCCAAAGAGCTGTCCATCGGCGAGGCCATGGACGTGATGATCCACTGGTTCTGCATCTTGTTCGGCAACCAGTTCACGCCCGACGACGTGCTGGATCACTACCCGGTAGACCGGCTCATGCACGACATCGCGCTGGCGCTCATGGCCGTGCAGACGCAGACGACCGGCATTCTGGATGAGTTCCCTACGAAGGCAGCGAGGACGGAAGCGGGGGCGGCGAACGCCTGACGCTGCCTGATTTCATCTATTCCACCTACAACAGCCTTTTGGAGGGCGGCTGGCGGATGGACGAGATCGACCGGATGGACCTGCCGGGGTTTCTCAGAATCCGCGCGTGGAACGCAAGACGGGAACAAATCAAGAAAGCGCCCAGACCCAGATATATCGATGAAGTATGGCCGGGACTGAAACCCTGATTCAGGAAGCTACTCAAACGAGCAGCTTCTTTTCTTTTGCGCAAAAGGTGGTGAAACAGCATGAGCGAAACCCTCCGCGACCTGGTGGTGTCCCTGTCGCTTCAAACGGACAACTTTACCCGCAACATCCGCTCTGTCCAAAAGCAGATCGCGGAAGCGGAGAGCCAATTCCGCCTTGCCGCCGCGGGCGTGGAGGGCTTCGAGCAAAGCGCGGAAGGGTTGACTGCGCAGCTCTCCACGCTCGAGCGGCGGCTCACGCTTCAGCAGCAGGCTGTCACCCAGTACGAGCGCGCGCTCACCGCCGCCAACGACAAGCTGCAGGAGTGCTTTGCCCGGCAGGGCGACTACGCCCAGCGCCTCACCGACGCCAGAGCCGCCCAGGAGGCGCTTAAGGCGCAGGTGGCTGCCGCCGCGCAGCAGGTGCGCACCTTTTCGCAGACGCTGGGCGACAGCGACTCCGCCACCATCGCCGCGCGGGCCAATCTGGACGCGCTCAAGACCGAGTACCGCGCCTCCGTGCAGGAGGTCAAAAAGCTCGCCGGGCAGAACACGGCGCTCCAAAAGAGCACGCAAAGCGCCGCCGACGCGGTGAGCACGGCAAATGTCAATCTCAACAACGCCCGCGCCGCTGTTCGGAGCACGCAGGCGGAGATCACCCGCTGCAACCAGTCCTTGCGTCTGGCGCAGACGAATTGGGACGCGGCGGGCCGCTCCATCGACGAGAGCCGCGCGGCCATCGCCACCTTCGGCAAGCAGATCACCTTGGCCGAGAACCGCTTCAAGCTCGCCGCCGTGGGCATCAAGGAGCTGGATACCAGCGTTGCGGGGCTTGCGGCCAAACAGACGCTGCTCACCGAAAAGCTCGATTTGCAGAGCCGGAACCTCACGCAGTACGAGGCGGCTTTGCAGGGCGCAAAGGAGCAGCTGCGGGCCGCGCAGCAGGCCAACGACCCGGAAAAAATCCGTCAGGCAAACGACGCGGTCATCGACGCGGAAACCGCACTGAACCGGGCCAAAACCGCCGTGGCGGCCACGCGGGTGGAGATCGAAAAGACGAATCAGCTGCTTGCCACCGCGAAGTCCGCCTGGACGGCGGCGGGCAAGTCGCTGGAGGACTTCGGCAAGAAGTGCGACGCGGTCGGCAAGGGCCTGACCACCGCGGGCCGCGCGCTGACCACCACCGTGACCACGCCCGTGCTGGCTCTGGGCGCGACGGCCATCAAGGCGTCGCTGGACTTTGAGTCCACATTCACCAGCGTGCGCAAAACCGTGGACGCCACCGAGGCGGAATTTGAGTCGCTGACCGCGGCCTCCAAGGCCATGTCCACGCAGATTGCCGCCTCCACCGGCGAGATCAACGAGGTCATGGCCACCGCGGGCCAGCTGGGCATCAACAAGGACTATCTGGCAGATTTCTCCCGCACGATGATCGACCTGGGCAATTCCACGGACATCGTGGCAAATCAGGCCGCTTCCACGCTCGCGAAGTTCGCCAACATCACGAACATGGACCAGAGCCTGTTCGGCAACCTGGGCGCGACGCTGGTGGATCTGGGCAACAAGTTTGCCACCACGGAATCCTCCATCATGGAGATGTCGCTGCGTCTGGCGGCGGCGGGCCATCAGGTGGGGCTGTCCGAGGCGCAGATTCTGGGCTTTGCCGCGGCGCTGTCGTCGGTCGGCATCGAGGCTGAAATGGGCGGCTCGGCGTTTTCCAAGGCGCTGGTCAAGATGGAGGTGGCCGCGGCCACCGGGGGCGAGGCGCTGGACGACTTCGCCCGCGTGTCCGGCCTGACGGCGGAAGGCTTCAAGTCACTCTTTGAAACCGATCCCGCCGCGGCGTTTCAGGCGTTTATCACGGGCCTGTCCCGGATGGACGAGGAAGGCATTTCGGCCATCGCCACGCTGAGCGACATCGGCATCGCGGAGGTCCGCCTGCGCGATACGCTGCTGCGCGCGGTCAACGCCAACGAGCTGTTCGCCCGGACGCAGGACGTGGCCATCAACGCCTGGCAGGAGAACACCGCCCTCACCGAGGAAGCGGGCAAGCGCTACGCCACCACGGAAAGCCGGCTCATCAACCTCAAAAACACGGCGCTTCTCTTCGCCCAGCAGATTGGCGACGACCTGAATCCCACGATTCAGAGCCTCATCGACGGCGCGGGCGACCTCATGGAGGGCTTCCTCGACATGGACGAAGCCCAGCGGATGCAGATCATCCGCATGGCCGCCTGTGCCGCAGCCACGGGACCTGTGCTGCTCGCTCTGGGCAAGGTGACCAGGGGCGTCGGCACGCTCTCGACCGGCATCGGCAAGTTTGCCACCGCCGTGGGCAAGGCGGGCGGCGGCTGGTCGGGGTTCCTTTCGGTGCTGGCCAAGTCCCCGGCGGTGTGGCTGGCTGTCGCCGCGGCGGCGGTGGCGGGCACGGTCGCGCTGGCGGACTACCTCTCCGGCGCGAAGCAGGCCCGCGAGGCGCTGGAGGGCATGAACGAAACCGCGAAGAAGTGGAAGGACACCGCCGCCGAAACCTTCTACGGCAAAAGCGAAAGGCTGTCCTTTTTCGGCATGAGCGAGAGCGACTTCGCGCGGGAGACAGAGTCCGCGCAGGAATGGCTGGACGGGCTCATCAAGGTCTGGACGGACGGCGAGAAGGAAAGCGACGAGATTGTATTCGCATGGACGGAATCTTTCAAGGGCCTGACGGCTTCCACCCGCGAGGAGCTGGCCGCGCTCAAGGCCGCGGCGGATAAAAGCGGCTATGCAGGCGTATCCGACCAGCTCGCGGACGACATGTCCACGCTGGATGCGCTGGACGCGGAGCTTGCCGCTCTGCTCAAGCGCCGCCAGAACGGCTATTTCTCCGATGCCGACCAGATCCGCCTGCAGGAGCTGATCGACACGCGGGAGGCCATCGAGGTCAAGTACAGGCTCTCCCCGGCGGACGCGGACGGCTTTGACACCATTCGCCAGAAACTGGAAGCTGAGGTGGCCCGGGCGCAGGCGCGCGGCAGGATGGACGCCGACGTGACGGTATATGAGAACGCCGTCGTTGCCGCGGCACAGGGGCTGGCCGCCATGAACGGCGAGATCGACGCGCAGTACGACAAGGAGTACGCGCTCATCCAGCTGATCGAGGATAGCACCGAGCGGCAGAACGCCATGGAGGCGCTCAACGCGAAGTACAACGAGAACCGCCGCAATGCCGCGCTGGAATACGCCGCGCTGCTCAGCGACGTGGTCCCCAAGGTCTGGGCGCAGGCCGATATTCAGCAGGCGGCCTCGGACGTGGACACCCTGACGCGGAAGCTGCGGGAGTACAGCGCGGCAGGAGAAGCCGAAAAGCCCGCCCTGCTGGAGGACCTCAACGCCATCGCCGCGGCCATGGACGAGGGCGCGATGACCGAATACCTCGCCATGCTCACGGAGATTCAGTCCCTTTTGGACAGCGGCCTGTCGGAGAGCGAGATTCAGGCCATGTTTCCGGAGATCGACTTCACAACGGCGCTGGAGCAGATTGCCGCCATCCAGACGTTCCTGAATAACCGCGAGCTGGAGCTGCCGGGCCTTACGGAGATGTTCGGCGACGCGCTGCCCGAAGAGGTGCTGACCATCGCCACGGACCTCGACATGACGGGCGCGCAGGAGCGGTGGGACGCCTTCGCCGCGGACCCCGGCGCGATCACGACGGACGCGATCATTGCCGAGCTGCGCGAGGACGAGAACACGAAGCGCGTGCAGCCGCAGGTGGAGGCGTTTATTGCCAGATACACGGAAGTGCCGGAGGGCGCGGACAAGGCGGAGCTGACCCTGGAAGGCCTGATCGCCTACGTCGGCACATACGCGGAGGCGACGAACGGCGCGGACGTGTCCGGCCTGACGCCCGAGAATGTCACAGCCATGGTGAGCGCGTACCGGGAGCTGGCCGCGGGAGCCGATGTCTCCGCGCTCAAGCCTGCGGACATTACCGCCTATATCTCAAAGTATCTGGAAGAACATGGCGTGGACACCAGCCGCCTGACCCCGGACGGCCTGACCGCCTTTGTACTGGCCTATCAGGAGGTCACGGGCGGCGCGCTGACCACGGCGCTTGCGCCGGATGACATCACCGCCATGGTGGCGAAATACCTCGAAGCGGAGAACATCGACCTGTCGGCTCTGTCCCCGGATCAGGTGGAGGCCGTCGTCAGCGCGTTCGCGGAAGCCACGGGCTGCGACAAATCCCAGCTGCTTCAGGACTTCACGGCCTATATCGCAAGATACGACGACACCAACGCGCAAAAACTCACGCTCAGCGTCAGCGTGGGCATCTACGGCTATGACCTGATCGCCTACCGGAAGTTCATCGAGGAAAACCCGGTGGAGGTGCAGGACATTGTGAAGCTGGGCGAGGTCTTTCAAAACCCCGCCGACGCGCTGCTCGACCCGCAGACGAAATTCTGGCAGGAGGGGCAGGAGATCCCCGTGCAGGCGGTGCCCACCGAGCTGCTCACCGCCGACAAGGTGGCGGTGCTCGACGAGGACGGCACGCTGCACGTGCTCATCGCCCCGGATGTGACCGGCGCGCAGGAGGCCATCGCCAATCTTCGCTCGGAGGTGGCCGAGGTGGATCAGCTCGGCGTGAGCGCGCTGGGCAAGGCCGCGGGGCTTTTGCCCGAGACGAGCCTGGATCTGATCGAGTCCGCGCTCTCCCGCCTGAAGTCCTATCAGGAGACGCTGGATTACAGCGCCTGGGACAAATTCTGGGCCAGCGTGTTCGGCGCGTCCACGGACAAAGGCAAGCTGGACACCAGCATGAAGCTCGACTTTCCCGCCGAACAGGTGGCGGAGCTGTCCACCTATGTGGCGGAGATCGTCGCGGCCATCCAGCAGGGGCAGCAGGTCAAGCAGGAGGACCTGGACAACCTGCAATCCATCCTGACGTTTTTGCAGGAGCTGGACACGGCCGAGGTCGGCACGCACATTCTGGAAGGCGTGGGCGAAGGCATGACGGCAGCGGGCTGGGATAGCGACGCGGAGACGGTCGCCTCCAATCTGGAGGCCGCGCTGAATCTGGCGCTGGGCATCCATTCGCCCTCCGAACGCGTCAAGCCTGTGGGACAGAACGTCTCCGCGGGCGTGGCCATGGGCATGACGGAATACGACTTTGCCACGGACGCGGCAGCGCTTGCGGCCTCGCTGTGTGCGACGGTCGGTCTGGCTCTGCCGCAAAACGCGCTGGCAACCTATGGCACGGCGGCCATGACCGGGCTGGCGCTGGCCATGATGGGGTACAGTATGAGCGCCGTGGGTGCGTCGGTCGGCGCAAATGTGCGCAGCGCGGTGAACGCCAGCCTGAACAGCTCGACGCTGCGCTCCGCGGGCGTGAACGCCATGAGCGGGCTCACAGCTGGCATCAACGCGGGCCGCAGCGGCGTCATTTCCGCCATGCGCTCCGCCGCCCGCGCCGCCGTCAACGCGGCCAAGAGCGAACTGAAAATCCACTCTCCCTCGCAGGTATTCGAGAACGAGGTGGGCGTGATGACCATGCGCGGCTGGGGCCGGGGCGTGCTCAAGGAGAGTAAAGCGCAAGCGAAGATCATCCGAAACGCCGCACGCTACCTGACCGGAGAGGCGCAGGCCGGGAGCATCCAGACCACCAGCAACGACAACCGGCGCACCTACAATAGCAGCGTCAGCTCCACCCTTCAGGTGCAGCAGCTCGTGGTGCGTAACGAACAGGACATCCACGCACTGGCGGAGGAGATCGCCGCGCTCACGCGCAGGCAGCAGCGGGGGAAGGGGATGAGGATGGCATGAACGACTGGTTTGAATGGAACGGCAAACGCTGCACGGAATACGGCATCCACGTTTCCGAGCAGCCGCCCCTGACCTTGCCCGCGGAGCGCGTCACATTTACCGACGTGCCGGGCCGCTCCGGCAGCCTGACTACGACCGAGGGCGAATATGTGTATGAGGATATGGTGCTGACCGCCCAATGCTTCATTGAAAGCGGCGCGCGGGTCCCCGAGATCGCCGCGTGGCTGCGCGGAAACGGCACCGTCATCTTTGCCAACCGACCGGAGGGATATTACGAGGCGCGCATCATCAACCAGATTCCCTTTGAGAAGATCCTCCGCGGCAATCCGCATTTGGCCTTTGCGGTCAACTTCCGATGCAAGCCCTTCTGGTACCTGAGAGATGTCGCGCCCATTCCCCTGACGCAGAGCGGTTCGTTTGTCGAAAATCCTGGCAGCGTTTTCGCCGAGCCGGTCATCACCGTCTACGGAACGGGTGCGATCACCCTCATGGTGGGCATGTCCATCACGGAGCTGGAGGGCGTTTCCGGCAGTATCACGCTCAACACGCCGCTGATGGAGGCATATAGTGAAGCAACCTCCATGAACAGCGCCATGAGCGGTGACTTTCCTGTGCTTTTGCCAGGGCTGAATGCTGTGAGCTGGACGGGTAGCGTGAGCAGCGTGGTCATTGAGCCTCATTGGCGGCATCTGTAAGGACTATCGTATTGCAATTCGCAATACAAGACGGTATAATGCTCTTGAGAGGTGGTACCGATATGGTCAGCAAGAGCGCAAACGTTATGGTGAGAGTGGAACCGGAAATCAAAGCGCAGGCAGAAGCGGTGTTGGATAAACTGGGTCTGCCGGTATCTGTGGTTATTAACTCTCTGTATCGGCAAATCATCATGCAACATGGGCTTCCATTTGCGTTGACCATTCCTGGGAATCTTTCGGTTCGGAATCAGGCAATGGCTGCGCAGTTTGATGCTGTGATGGAAAAAGAGTTGCCTGAGGCGTAAACCGGAAAAGAGATGGATTTGGACGAATCCCTGAGCAGAGCAAGACAAGAGCGCGGGATGAACTGCTGGGTAAAGCTGACGCAGAACGCCATGAAACAAAAGCAGGGGATTGTTGAATATATTTAGGGAATGTTGCGGATTCCAGGAAGAACATAGAAAATTAACTGCACAGGCGTTGTCTCAGGCAATTTACGATGATATAATATAGCACAATGCTTGCAGAATGTTTTTCGAGACAGTGATTTGGAGAGGAGGATGTTGACCATGCTTGCTCCGAGCAAACTGTTTTTTGAAAGAACGCAGAAAAACAGCATTTATAACATTCAGCCGATCAGCAATATTCTCTCCGTAGTTTCCCACGGGATTCTTTCTTAATAATCGGGCTGCAAAAATGGCGCACAAATCAATTGCCATGTCCGATGTACAGAGCCGGCGCGATAACGTTGTTATTCCGAATGGCGGCCATCTTCATTCTTATGCGAATGCCTATTTTAATCCGCGCAATCCAATGATGTATAAGCGCAAGGATATGGCAGAAACTTTGTGTGTACTGGCTATTTCGGCATTGGTCCTTGATTGCGCGGGAACGATCATTTCGGACGGAAATGCTGCCAGTGCATATAGTCGTTTCTATTCTCCGCAAGATGGAATCCAAAAGCTAGATTTTTGTGAAATCTATGGTCAATGGTGGCTGGACGAAGATTCGTATGAACAAATGAAGCGAAAACGTATTAAGTGCGCGGAAATACTGGTGCCGGATGTAATTGCGTATGAGTATATCATCGGCGCTATTGTCGTGAATGAACAGGCGAGACAGGAATTGATTCTGCAGGGGTTCGAGAAAAAAATTGTTATCGAACCAAAGACATTTTTTCGAAAGGAGGGGTAAAGGTGAAAATATTGCTGGGGAATATTTTTGACAGCAAGTGCAGCACACTGGTAAATACGGTCAACTGCGTAGGCGTTATGGGTAAGGGAATTGCTTTGGATTTTAAGAAGAAGTATCCCGGTATGTTTGACGAGTATCAGACGCTTTGCAAAGAGGGGCGTGTAAAACCGGGGCAGCCCTATCTTTATCGCGACCTGGCCGGCAATTCCATTATCAATTTTCCCACGAAGGACAACTGGCGTTCTCCCTCTAAGTTCTCGTATATAACCAAAGGCTTGAAATGGTTTCAGCAGTCATACCAGGAACTGGGGATAACATCTGTTGCCTTCCCTCCTTTGGGATGCGGAAACGGAGGTCTAAAATGGGACGATGTTGGTCCCGAAATGTATCGCGCACTAAAAGATTTGCCTATAGAAATTGAGATTTATGCACCCTATGGGACGCCCAAGGAAAAATTGACTTTTCAGTATCTGGAGCAGGCAGGGACAGCCAGCGAGACACTTAAGGGGGTGAAGCGCGCTTCCTTTAATGATAAATGGCTGTTGATCCTTGAAGTGGTACGTCAGGTAAATGCACAACGCTATTCGCTGCACGTTGGCAGGGTCATTTTTCAGAAAATTTGCTACGTGCTGACTCGCTCTGGAATTCAGACCGGTTTTACCTTCATCAAGGCAAGCTACGGCCCATACTCAGCGGAGGTTAAGGAAAGCATCACGACTTTGTCCAATGCCAATTTGATGGTCGAGAGTCAGCATGTCGGACAGAACATGGTGGAAACGCGAGTAACGCCCAATTTCACATTTGATCCTTCTCTATATACCAGCGATGAACTTCAATGCCTGAATAAAACCGTGGATCTGTTTTGCAGAATTAAAAATACAGATCAGGCTGAAATGATGGCAACCATCATGTTCTCCTACGACAGGCTCAAGCTTCGGAATGCAGAAGTGACGGAGGAAGATGTGCTCCGTGACGTACTGGATTGGAAAAAACGCTGGGTTGGTGTAAAAGAAGATGAAATCAGGCATACGATTCGTGACCTGTCCATTCTCGGATGGCTTCAGCCGAAAATCAGCTTTCCTGTTGAGGAGGAATACTGAGGAACCTGGTCGTTGCATAATAGAGGAAAAGTATGACTGCTTTCTCTCTGCTGAATAGAGGTATCACAAGCAAAATTGGACAAAGCGCCTGTTGCGAAAGCAGGCGCTTTTCCTGTGCCCCGAAGGGAGGTAATCCCCATGATCTGCGTATACCCCGCCGCCTGCACGGACTTCTCCGGCAATGGGCTGGGCGTGGTGCAGCCGCAGTCCTGCACGGTCACCGAAACTCTCAACGGCGAATGGGAGCTGACCCTCGTCCATCCCATCGACGAATACGGGAAATGGACGCGGCTGAGCGAGGGCAACATCCTGCGCGCGCCGGTGCCCGCGGCCATGACGCCCCGCATCCGGATTTCCGTACCGGGCGAGGATACCCGCCGCGATGTGTATCAGGTGGACACGGATACGCCTGAAGCCTCCGTACGGGGCGGTACGCTGCGCCTGCGTACCGGACCCGGTGAAGGGTATTCCGTGCTCAGGCAGTACGCCAATGGAACCGAGGTACAGGTGCTTTCCAAAACCAACGCACAGTGGTATGAGGTGGTACTCCCGGATGGAAAGCGCGGGTACATGTCAACGACGTTTTTGCGCTATGTCCGGACGGAGGGGTCCGTATCCGAAGCAGTCAACGCCGTGGTGGATGCCCGCCAGCTGCGCGACCAGCCCTTCCGCATCTATCGCGTCGTCCCGGAGCTAAGCAAGGTCACGGTCTACGCCCGCCATATCTTCTATGACCTTTTGGACAACATGGTCAAATCCCTCAGGCCCTCGCCCTCCGCGGTGGGGGCCTCCGCCGTGCAGGGGCTTGCCTCCGCATGCCTTTCCGGGCACGGTTTCACCTTCTATTCCGACCTGACCTCCACGGCGCAGGACGTGAGCCTTGAGAACGTCAACCCCGTGGAAGCCCTGCTGGGCGAGGGCGGGCTGGCGGAGAAGTACGGTGGGGAGCTGACGCGGGACTGGTTTGACGTGTTTCTGGTCCAGCGCGTGGGCGCGGACAGCGACGTGCAGATCCGGGAGGGGAAGAATCTCACGGGCATCTCCTACGACGTGGACGAGACGGACGTGGTTACCCGCATCATGCCCACCGGCGAGGACGCGGACGGCAACCTCCTCTACCTGCCGGAATTGTATATCGACAGCCCGAACATCGGCGCGTACACGCACCCGAAGTGGATTCATCTGGCGGTCAGCGAGGCCAGGGAAGTGACGGACGGCGATACGCCGAAGAGCAGGGATCAGTGCTACGCCGAACTGCGCAAGGCCGCCCAAACGGAATATGAAAACGGCTGCGACCTGCCCACGGCGACCCTCAAGGTGGATTTCGTCAACTGCGCCGATACCGAGGAATACCGGCAGTACGGGTTCCTTCAGAACATCTTTCTTGGCGACAGCGTGCGCGTCGTCGCCCGGCGCATCGGGGTGGAAGTTTCCCTGCGCATGACGCAGTACACCTACGACTGCCTGACGCAAAAGTACACCGCCGTAACGCTGGGCACCTCCGCGGACACGCTGGAGGGCAGTATGATCTCCGCGCGGCAGCTGGCCAGCGGGTCCATCACCGGCATGAAGCTGGCGCTCAACTCCGTGGGCAGCGGCCAGCTGCAAAGCGGTTCGGTCGGATCGCTCCAGATCAAAAACGCGGCCATCAGCGGCGCGCATATTCAGGACGCCTGCATCACCCGCGCCCACATCGCGGAGGCGCTCATCGACACGTTAAACGTGAACGCGCTTGCCGCCGTGACGGCCAGAATCAAGGAGCTGGCCGCGGGCAGCGTCACGGCCGACGACCTCTACGCCTCCGTGGCCATGATCGCCGCGGCGCAGCTGACCACGGCCAATATCGTGAGCGCGGACATCCGCTGGGCGGACATCGAGGCGCTCACCGCCAGCATCGCGCAGATCAGCAAGGCGCAGATCACCGCCGCCGCCATCGACGAGGCGAACATCGACTGGGCGGCCATCACCACCCTCACGGCCGCCACGGCAGAGATCGTCAAGGCCCAGATGCGGACCGCCGATATCGACTGGTCGCACATCAAGGATCTGGCCACCGATACCGCCGTCATCACCCAGGGCACGGCGGGGGAGCTCTACATCGCGCGCCTGGCCGTGACCGAAGCGAACATGGTCTCCCTGACGGTCGGCGAGCTGGTAGTCAAAGGCTCGGACGGCCATTTTTATTCGGTGTCCGTGGATGAAGGCGGGCAGGTGGTCACGACGCTTAAGCAGATCTCCAACGACGACGTGACCGATCAGAGCATTGACGGCGGGGAGAAGATCATCGAGGGCACGATCACCACCGGGACGCTCAACGTGCAGGACATCTTCGCCGACAATGCCGTCATCCGCAGCCTCATCGCCGCCAACCTGGACGTGGACGCGCTCTTTGCCCGCGAGGCGACCGTCACCGCCCTGAACGCCATGGACATCACCTCCAATACCTACCTCAGGCTCATGGTTTCCGGCAAGGCGGACAAAGAGGAACTGGACGCGCTGGATGAACGGGTCGGCGCAGCGGAGATGAAGCTCACGGAGGAGGCGATTGTGTCCACCGTCACGGGCAGCGATCAGTACAGGGAGGACCTTGCCGCCATCGCCGCGATCGGCTCCGGCCCGGAGTTTGTGGTGGGTACACAGACCTCGTACACCGCGGCGTGGACGGGAAACGCACGTTTTGCGGCGCTTCACGACGGACAGCAGATCACCTACTGGCTGCCTGTCACATCCGGGAGCAACGTAACGCTTGATCTCACGCTTGCGGACGGCAGCGCCACCGGGGCGATTCCGTGCTACTTTGGCGGCACCACCCGGCTGGGCACCCAGTACGCCGCCGGGAATGTTGTCAGGCTCACCTACCGGGAAAACGTCGTCATCGGCTCCGCCTCCATCCCCAAAGGCTGGTGGGCGGACGCGAATTACAACACCGACACCTACGACCGCATCCGCATCGGTACGACCCTGAAGGCCAAGACGGCCATTCCTGCGGGAAGGCTTGCCGTCGCGGACGAGGAAGGCTGCTTCCCGCTGGCGG